CCATGTTTTCTAAAGTTTCACTTTGACCTTTATTTTCAACTTTTAAATTTTCTAGAGTTTCTTGTTGCTTAGCCGCCTTGTTCGACATTTGCACTACTAAATATACAAACATTGCACCAACAACTCCAATCATTCCCGCTTCACCATATAATGCTAAAAAATCCATTATTTCTTTTTCCTCTTACCCCAACTTAAAGGATTGATATTAAATTCTTTTTCATAAAAAGCTACCTTTTGTGCCAATTCTTCTCTTTCAACCCTTTCTTCCACGATATGCTTATCAAGGAGGCTCCCAATTTGTTCATCCGCATAAGTAACTTTATCTTCAAGTTTTCTAATCCTACTTTCAATTTGCCAATAACCATATACCAACATTCCGATAAGAACTCCAATTTGAGCCAACCATTTAAGGTTAATGCTAACAATGGCGTTATCATCAAGCACAGTAGCACGATAACTTCTGGCGGTATCTGGTTTTTCACTCACTTTACCTCGACTTTTTCCCAATCATTGTGCAAGTAACACCAATTAGTATAATTAGAGATATTACCATGATACCAATGTGTAATTGAATCAGCATCAGTTATTTCTGTAAATACTGTGTTTGTAAGTGTATCTTGTGGTGTTAGTGGAACATTTGCCACTATCCACCCTTGACTGCATCTTGGTATTCCTAATATAATTAACAGGAATGTCATAACTTGTACTAACAACTTTAAAATCTCCATTATTTAATTTTTCTATTATTTTGTTCATAATACCATCCACCATGCAATTCCTGTCTCAACAACAATATCAGCCATAGTATTATATGCCCATGCTTTTTTAGTTCCATAGGTTTCTTCATCACCTTCAATAATCCATTCAAATATTTCCCACAATACTCCAATAATAAATACTCCCATTACGCACCAAAAATCTGTCCAACTTAACCATTGAAATATCTTACATAAAAAAGCTCCTGCTGCTAAATGATAAGCAGTCCATCCATCTAATTGGCCTGTTTTATATTGCCATGATACTAATGTTGCTAAAGGATTTTTCATATTTCTTTTATTACGTTATTAACTAATTTATGTTTACCTATTAACATTCTTCCTGTTCCTCCGCCATGCTCATCTTCGCATTTATCAACATAAGCTTGTTCAATTGTATCCCAATTGTCACTACGTTGTACCACTTCACCATTAAAAACAAGAAAGTATGTTTTGCTTGTAGGATAAGCCAGGGTCTCTGTTGTACCATCTGGATACTTCTTTGTTCTAGTTGCACCTGGAGTTGTATTTCTATACAACTTCAAATCATGACCCTGTGAACTTTTCCTTATAAGCATTATTTACCAACTTTCTTCATTGCTAGTTTATGAGAATCAGTAAAAGTTTTACCTTTTTTCATTAAAGAAATCATTTCTTTTAAATGCTTACCAGTATGATGCTTAGAATGTTTTTTCATAGCATTTTCCTGTCTTTTATTTAAACCGCTTAATGATACTCCTTTAATTTTCATGCTTCTATTTCAGCCTCAACTTCTTCAGGCTCTAAAGCTTTTTTAAGCTCCATCACACCTTTCTGATGTTTTTCCACAAACACTTTTTCACACTCAACTAATTGCTGGCGCATGAAAGCATTTGTATTTAGTTTATTCTGAACATCATTTACATGATTTTGGTACATAGCAACTTCTCCTGCTAGTTCCTTTTGTGAATCAGTCATATCTTCGATAACATACTCTTTACCATCGAGATTCAAGACTGGCTTTTCTTTTTCTTTTTTAGCCATTTTTCGACTCCTTGTTTGTTATTCAGCGTATTTAGCTTTTGCTTTAGTTAGCAATGCAGACTTAGCATCACTTTCTTTGTATTCTACGCTATGTTTAGTTAAATATTTTTTTAATTGTTCTTTAGTCCAACTATCTGCTGGTTCACCACTTGGATGTCCATTTTGAAAAACAAACCATGCTTCTTTTTCTGTGTCACCCCACAATGCTTCAGCAATCTTCTTTACCTTTGCATCTTCTGATGTAAGTATAGAATCTGGATGTACTACATGCCGATGATAGCCTACGCTGCCAATCTGTTTACCATCATCCATTACTTTTGTGGCTGTTCTCACTTGAATTGAGTATTCGCCTTTTACTTCTATTTGGTCTACTTCGACCACTTTTTCTAACGCCATTCCTGACTCCTTTTAATTATCCAATTAAATTTGATATGTTGCATTAAGTATAATAGTTGTTGAGGCACCAATATGAGTTCCTAATTCTCTTGATGTACCAGCATTTGTTCCATCTTCTTGGAATTTTTCAAGAAAAATAGTTGTAGCATTGGAAGATATAAACCCTTGAGGAAAACCATTCATTGCTGATGCTAAATCTGTCATTCTTATAGAAACTGCTGAAAACTCTTGACCTTCTACATGGTCTGGATTAGTAAATGGTAATCCTGTAATAAGTGTATCTCCACTTGGTGAACTAATACTTGATAAAGCAAAATAACCTTGCACATGAACTACATTACCGACTCTTATATATTTTCCCGTATTATAACTTGAATTCAAAGAAGCACTTCCAGAACCAAAAGAAAGACCAGCATCCCAAGTACCTTCCTCATAAACTAAACCATCATCACCTGAAGGAGCATTTTCTACAGTTGGAGCAGTTGAACCAGAAGCAATTGTTCCATGTAAATCATTACCAGATTTATCAAACCATTTATCTGATGCTATTCCACTACCATCGTATTCAGCTACTGCACCGATTTGTTCCATTCTTACAGTATCAAAAAGCATAGTACCTGCTGAACTGTTATTTTTTCTTAGTGTAATATCATGGGAAGTTGTTGTTGCTGTAAATGTAGAAGAATATCTTACCCAAGAACTTGTAGTTGTTCCATTAATAACACCAACAGCATCACTACCATTCCATGCTTGAATTGTAAAAGCACCACCAGTAACACTTCCATCTTTTACATAAGCTGATATTCTATATATTTTTCCAATAACAGTAGTAAAACTTTGAAATGCAGATTGGTCTGGGTCACCTGTTCTTGTAATTTCTAAACAATTTCCAGATTGACCACCACTTACAGAAGCCAAAGTACTTCTAACAGCACTCCATCCAGTTGTATTACTATCAAATGTACCATTTGTAAGTAAATTAGTCTGATTTGCACCTTTGTATTTAAAAGGTACACTTGCACCACTATATAGTTCTTTTACTTCTGTAGCATCAACTGCTTTGTTCCAAATCTGTACTCCAGCAATAGAACCTTTAAAATATTCACTTGCATGACCTGTATGTCCAATTTTTAAAGTTTCACTTGAAGATGCACCATTTGCTTGTGATTGTGTGCTGTCCAATACACCATTAATATAAAATAGTTTATTACTACCATCTTGAGCCATAACTATATGAGTCCATTTCTGGTCTGGAATTGATGCAGTTGAACTTATGTTAGTAGAACCATTCCATGATTTTAATGTGCTATTTTCTATATAAAGTTGAAGTTCGGCTGGTGTTGCTCCATTTGCTCTTATGCCAACAATACCACCAGCGGAAGTATTGGCAATGTAGTATACCCAAGCTGAAACAGAAAAATCTCCAGAAGATAAATCAAAATTATTACCGCAATCAATTTTATCATCCGTACCATCAAAGCGATAATATGGAGAGGACATTGTATTAGGTACATTTAATCCAAGTACAGTTCCTCCAATACTTGCTGTATAATCTCCATACCCTACTTCACCTTTACCTATAACTATTTGGTTATTTGCTGATGCAGAGCTACCAGCAGTTTCTCTTCCTATAAACACACAATTGTTTGCACCAACCAAATCATTAGAACCACTATGACCAGCATTTGCTCCTATTAAAGTATTGGAAGAGCCAGTTACATCTCCACCAGCATTTAAACCCACAAGTGTGTTAACGGTTCCAGATTGCAAACCAGCTCCAGCTTGATGACCTACAATAGTGTTCTCTGTTCCTGAATCAACATTTACCCCAGCATCCTTACCCACAATAACATTAGAGTGACCTGAACTTATATCATATCCTGCCCCATGCCCTATTGCTGTATTATTGGCTCCTGTAACAGCTCCAAGCCCCATTGCCTGACTACCAACAGCTGTATTTCCACCTCCATTTGTCAAATTAACTAAACTTTGATACCCAACAGCAGTATTATTTGCAACTGTACCTTCAGCCTCAAGCATTGATTGACTACCAATAGCAGTATTATAATTTCCAGTAATATTAGCACCAGCAGAACTTCCAAATGAACCTGAACCTAAAGCTGTATTGTCGCTACCTGTTGTAAGTCCATAAGTGCCTTGATAACCAGATTGCTTACCTATCAAAGTGTTGTTGTCTCCATTGGTAATTGCGTTTCCAGCTTGATAACCATAAAGAGTCATATTTATACCACCACTTACTAAACCACCTCCAGATTGATAGCCAAATACAGTTGTACCTCCACCACTACCATCATTATTAGTTAGTGAGATTCTAGAGTTGGCATCAAGAACAAATCTTGTACCATTACCTACAAAAAAATCTAACTTATTAGCGGCCTGTTCATGAATGTAAGTATCTCCACCAGCATCAAAAAATAATTTTTTGGTAGCCGCAATATCTAAATTGCCATTTGATATAGTTACACCTTTAGCAAATGTAGCATTTTGACTTGAGTCTATGGTAAGTGCAGTAGTTTTATTTGCTGTTTGTAGTACAATACTATCTCCAGCGTTTGCAGTTGCAATGGTCATTTGATTATCGTCATGCTTCCATCCTATAAAAGCACCATAAGCATCTGACGCACTACCAAAAGCTAACTGACCTAAGCTATTATCTGGTGTTAGTATAGAAATACCACCAGACCCACTATTTTCTACCACTAATTCATCTGCGGCTGTATCGGCTGTCGCTTGACCAGAACTTGCAGTTTTAATATGTAAACTACCTTCAATTATTTCATCGTATACTGCTCCACCGCTACCCTGTACAGTTAAATCGCCTGTAATGGTAACATCACCTGAGATAGTATTGCTACCAGATAAAGATACATTTAAACTATTAGTAGAAGTATTTAATACTGCATTTAATGTTTCTTTTGATGTTTGTGCTTGGAGTCCTATTGTGTCACCTGAAGAATCGGTATACACTTTATTCAACACTTCTTGTGTTGTATACTTTCTTAAGTTATCTGCCATAACTTGTACCTATATATTATCCACCACCACCGCCACTAAGGCATTAATTCTTATTTTACTGCAAAAGGCCCTGCTGGAAATGCAACTGATATGTTCCTTTTGTTGCTTTCGTTGTCGCCTAATTTACTATAAAACTCTTTCATAAAATATTCTTTTTTGTCTATCTCTCCATTTCTTTCTGCTAACATAGCTTTGCAATAATCTATTACTGCAAGATTTAACATTTTATTAAGATTAATATGAGATGTAGCCGAAGGAGAAGAATCTTCTTTTGGGATTTGAGTAATTGAAATTCTTTCACCAGCAGTTTCATCTGTTAATGTAGAACCAGAAACAATCATATTTACATTGCTACTTCCACTAAAACTATCAATAGTATAATCTGCGTCATTACTTGCAGAACCCCTTATTCTAATTTTATCACCTACTTCAAATCCACTTATTGTGTCCCAAAAATTAGAAGTTTGTGTAGTTATTCTTGCACCAGAAAGAGCAAAACTAATATTAGTCCCACTTGCATATGCAGTTGTTGTTTCTAATGCTTCAGCAACAAAAGGCTCACTAACTCTTGTATATTCTATTCTTAATCCATCAGCAATATCTTCATCTGGATATACTAATTCTTTATCATAAGATTGAAATACACCACTTTGACTAATTCTTCCAGTGCTTATTCCACCTTGCAATTTATATAAAAGAATTTCTCTTCCTCTTAAATAATAAAACCATTCTTTATCTACATATGAACTCATGGTGAAACATCCTCAGCTAAATAATGCGGTTGATTAGAAAGCCTTCTAATTTTTTTGTATTTACTATCACTCGTATCTTTAATAGATATATTTTCTAAAGAAACTAAATCAGAAGGTAGTATATATACATTATCTGTACTGTTTACAGATTTAATCAAATCTCTCTTAGTGGATTCAACTTTTTCTTTTGTATTGCTTTGTATTAAATGAATTGCATCTTTTATCCAAGCAATAGCAAGAGTTTCCTCTTTAATATCAAGACGCTCCATTACTTCTAAGACTGTCATAATTCTATTATAGCGTATTCTACAGATTGAGTTCCACTACTTGAATCAGCCCATAAAGCTGTTAATCCAGAGCTTTTAAATATAGAAGATTCCCCTCCATATAATCTACATAAATTATCATCGGAATCATTTTGGCTATGTTGTATATCTACATATAAAGAAGAATCAGTTCCTAAATTTTTAACAAAAACCCATCCATAAGTTCCTACTTCTAAATCAGTTAATTGGACACCTGAAGCAGTTATATCTACTATTCCAGTAGTCCAAGCATCTCCAGACATATCATCTAAAAATGTTTCTTGCCTTGTATATTTTGCCCCATTTTTTTCAGCTGTAATTGATAAACTAATTTTTATTTCATTTGCCATTATTTACCTCTTTGTAATTCTACCATTTTATCTAAAGTTTTTGTATTGTTTTCTATATAATTTTTTATTTCAGTCATTGCCCAATTATAATGTTGAACAGATAATTGTAAATAATGATTTAATTTAACACCATTTTCAGCTTGCCATTCAGCTATTTCTCCTTGATTTAATTGAACTGTTTCATTTAATCTAGATTGATAATCTTGTAATTCCGAATTAAACTCAGCTTGAGCAGATTGCAATTTAGCTGAATATTCTCCAATTTGAGATTGTATAGCACTTACTCTTGAATTAAGCATTTCTGAATCTTCTTCATTTTTAATCCAATTTTCTACATCTGCCCAATCAGGTTCTTGTAATGTGGGAGGGGTAAAAGTTGGTGGAGTTTCTTTCACCCACGCAAGAGCTGGAAAAGTAGAAGCAATTGCCAATGCAGTAAATTCTCTTGAACTTGCATAATTAATAATTGCATTTCTTAAATCAGAACTATCATCTATTTTAGAATAATCTACATAAAATATATACCCAGCATTACTACCATCAGTTACAGGAGCAAAATGAATCGCTCCTTGTTTATGATACCAAACGGGATGTATAGATGTTGCTTTTTTTAAACTTGATGAACTCAAAGCAAAAGCTGATTCAGATAATGGTATTTCCTTGCAACTATATCCATTTCTTTGAACATCTATAATAGAATCAGTAGATGTAAAAGATATTGCGCTTCCATCTGTAGAAGGCGAAGAAGCACTTTGAGCCCATGATAATAAATTTTTTGGAATACTAGAAGCTACATATCTTTGTGCATCTTCTATGCTATTTGCAGTAGGAGTGCTTCCTGTGTTTGCTAAAACTGTTGCTTGTATATCTGTTATTGCCATATAATTTTTATTTTATATACAGGGGGCCGAAGCCCCCTATATATTGTTTATTTAGTTATTAACTAAATGGTGTAGCTAAAGTACCACTACCCATTAACTGCCCTTCAACTGTCCAATATCCATTCTCATTTACAGTGAACTTTGCCCAACTGCCGATTAAACCACCAGTTGTACTTCCATTCATTGAAAAAATGAGGTCATTAGATTCATCAGCTGCAAATTCAGCTTGGTTAGCAACTGCATCAGTAGCCTTGGTAAGATAAACACTACCTTCAAGTAAATCGCCAGACGCTGCTGTTACAGCAACAAGGTCAGAAGCGGTAACAGTAACTGCTACTTCTATCTTAACCCATAATCCAGCATCAGATTTATCTACTGAAGGAAGAGTTATATCCATTCCATTAGCGTGATGACTTGCATATGTTCTACATAGCTCATCTTTACCAGGCGAGTATTGAGAATTATCTCCAGCGACAATTACATCAAGAGCCCCTCTAAAAGCATTACTAGCTTTATTTAAAGCATCACCATCTTTGTTTTGACCATATAAAGGTATATTTGCCATGATTTACCTCCTATTTCCAGACCGCATGGGCTTCTGGCATTTGCCATTCCATACCGGCCTCGGTTTGAATTAAGTCAACTCTACGGTCAACGCCACTATTTTCAAGAGTCTGAACTCCAACGTAAACTGCAGTATCACGATTCAATCCGTTACCAACCAATGGTCGATATGCGCAATGTTTCATGTTAACAGCTAACATCTTGACTTGAGTTCCGTCTAAGTGAATATTACGAGACACATTCATTACACCATAAGGAGTATAAATTTGTGTAATATCTACACCAAAGACGCTTTTCTTGTTTCCAATAGAAAAGTCAGCTCTTCCGAGAGCAGTAGAACTACCTCCAGAACCGTCTGCAACTTTAGAAACATTAGCAGAAAAGTAACCACTTAATTTATGCAACCAATTATATACATCAGTTGGAACCATAAATAAAGTAGCGCTTGCATTATTGTAGCGAGGGTCTAAGAACTGAGACATATCATCAAGAAAATCATCTTGAGCTTTAGTACCACTTGAACCCATTCCAGTACCACTGAAGATATTTCCGTAAGATACACAGAAATCAACAGCTCCTTCAGTATATTGAACACCATTAACTGAACCTTGAGAACCAAATAATAATGATTGCTCAATGTCAAATTTATGTTCAATTAACTTTTCACGCCAGATTCTTGCAAACTCATTTGGTTCATACTTGAGAACGGTAGCACGAGTTGTGTTATCCATTGCCATAGCAGTTTTCCAAATTTGAGTAAGCCCAAAACCTGTTGAGAAAGGCTGGTCTTTCCAAGTCGCTGGATACCCAGTTCCTTGTGCATGAGCAGAACCTACAACGTAACAACGCTTTGGTTCTAAATCCGTAGCAATTGTTTTGTTATAAGTAGTGCTTACCGCAGCGGTAGCACTTTCCCACATAAGGTCTTTAGCAGCCGATTCGCCTTTAACAATCTCACATTTAAGTATTTGATGAGTAGTGCTAACAGCAGTTGGCTCACCAACTATTTTTGCAAGAATATATCCAGTAGGCACTTTAAAAGCACTACCTTCATCTTCAGCTCTAGTATTGATTTTAACAATCTGGTTTTCTAGAAAGAACTGAGGAGCAGTATTTGCAGCTCCAACAGCAATTGCGCCAGTTGCTTGACCAGAAACATTACCAATATTACCTGCAGACTCATAATCAGTCCCCATTTTAAAATAGTAAATATCTCCTTGGTCTAAAGCTCCTGCCGCTACTGTGGCATCGCTTGTTGTTGATACACTTACATCCGCTCCATGAGCAGTAACATATGCATATCTTTTATGATACGAACCTCTTCGTTCAGTAAATTTGAACTCTGGGTCATCCGTAGGTTTTTTGGCAACTTTAGATACAAATCGGAAGAAAGGGTCTTGAGCAATGTTCAGTTCAGAAACTCTATCCCCAAAATTGTACTTTCGTCTAAGGTCACCTGTGAGTTTACCAGAACCGGCCGACCAACTATCTGGGCCTGCCCCTGGTGTCTCTAAGCTAAATACATCTGTAGCCATTTGTTTACCTCTTTATTTTGAGTTAATGGCCTTCAATATTATTTAAATACCAAAAGCCTTTTCTAGTTCGTTTGTCGAACCCAAAATGGCATCAAAGACATTATCGTCTGGAGATTTTTCAACTGATGTACTTCCTTGTGTTGCAAGTGTACCTGGTTGGTTTTGAACTTCTTTCATTTTATTATGAACTTCTTGTCTTGCATTATCAGCTATTTTCTCATCACGATTTTTACGATTCATTAAAAAGTATATATCATCAAGTTCAAGAGATTTAGATTTCGCAAAATCAGTAAATTGTTTCCATTGTTCGTCATTCATTTCATGTTTTTGACGAAACTCGGTTTCTTTTGCTAATTTTTGATTTTCTACCTTTTGCCCTTTTAAAGCATTGTTTAACCTTCTTTGGACTACTCCATCAATGGTTGCTCCTAATACTTTTGCTGAATCAGAATCAGGTTGAGAAAAAGCGTCATCAGCGTCAAAGACAAAGTCCTCTCCTAGATTAAGCTTTTCAGTCATTTTTTGTGGGGTTTGACCTCCACCCTCAAAATAATTTCTTACATGAGAAATTAAATTAGGGTCTTCTCGCATAGCATCTAATATAGGCATATAAGGTTCAATTTCTTTTAGTTTTCCATTAAGCCTTTTTGCTTCTCTACTAGAATCACTATACCTTTTTTGTAAATTATCTACTTCATTAAGAGTAGATTCTTCACTCTGAACTTCTGCATTAGGGCTCGTCTGCGTGTTACCGCTTTGTTCCGAGGTTGGTTGCGAAGGTTCGTCTATTATGCCGCCATTGACTTGATTATCTAATGCTTCAAAAAAGCCATCAGATGTCATATCCATAACTGCATTTTGTACGTTTGCACTTTCGGGGGCTTCTACAGCGTTACCTACTTGTTCTGACATACTATCTCCTTTGTTAGAGTTTTATTAAGTTAATAAACATTAAATTATTATTCAATATTTATTATTCGTTTTTAGAAACATCTTTCTCAGTTGATTTCATATCAGATTTCAACTCTTCTTTCATGTTTTTAAATTCTTCTTGCATTAATCTTCTTAATAATTTTTGTTGAGCCTGTGTATCTAAGACGCTTTTTCTTACTTCTAAAGAACCTTCTTGAGATTTTTGTTTTATATTAGATTGAACAAGTTGTCTTTCTAATGTTTCTATAGTTCCTTCTCTATCTTTCATTGCATCTTGCATAGATTGTAATTGACCTTGCATTTGAGAAAGCATTGATTTTCTTTGAACTATTTGCTCTTTATTTCTTATATCTGTTTCAGCTATCATAGCTATATCATCTATTAATCCAGCTTGGAACCATTTAAAATATTCTTCTAATAATGCCCATCTATTTACTGGCATAGTAGCTCCAGATACAACTCTTATATCAAATCTTGCACTTGCATAATCTTTAAATTTTCCAATTACGTCACCATAATCATTATAAATCTGTACATTTATTTTAATTTCTTTTTCTTGTTCTTGTGGTGATTGACCAGCTTCTGGTTGCACTATTCTAAATACTTTTTCTATTGTATAATGTTTTTGAGCAATCATTTGAAAGCATCTTCCTAGATGTTCTAAAGCAGGTTCCACAACGCTACCCATCCAAGCTTTTAATCTACGAGTTCCAAATTCATCATTTGCCAATAAACCTCTATAGGTTTCAGTTTGCTCATTTGTAAAACCCATCATTGCAGAAGGAACTCCACTAATGTATTCTGCATCAGCTTTACCTTCTTGAACTACAGAATAAAATGCATTATTAATTGGGGCTGGTAATATAGGAGTTGGAGTTGCAAATCCTTGTCTGTATTTTAATAATGCACCAGGAGCTGAAGAATATTTTTCCCATTCATCTTCTGGGACTGCCCCTTCTTCATACATCCATCTAAGATTAGAAGCTAAGTTTGCATTATGAAGCATAATTTGATGAGCTTTGTTAATTTCTTGCTGCTTACCTATTAATGGAGTAACTGCACTCATTGGATAAGGAGTTCCAGTGTACATATAAGGAATAGGCACAATAGGATATTCATTTATTGGTAAAGTGTATTCATAAAGAAAAACATCATCTCCCACACTACAAGTTTGTATAATTCTATTTTCATAAAATTTTATACTATCTACTAAATTTTTTAAAAACGATTTTGATTGAGATAATTCTCTAAATCTTTTTTCAGATACAACATCTTCTTTTACGACAGTAGCTTTTCTTCTTGCCTCTGACATAAGTTCCATTTCTTTTTCTTTAATAGCTTGTTCAGCCATTTCTTGAGCTCTTCTTAATTCTAATTGAGCTCTTTCTGGAACAATTTCTTCATTTTCAACAGATTGTTCTAATTGTTGTTGTTTTTCTATTAAGCCAACTTCTATTTCTTCTCCAAAATCTTTTAATGCAATATCAACTTGTTTTTTTATTTCTACCATTTGAGCTTTTGTAGGCTCTATTTTTATAAAAATATTTCGATATGGAAATTTTTTCTTATGATAAGTTTCGTAATATGCTACAATATCTTCATCTTCAGCTTCTAAACTTATCCCCATTGTAATATCTTCAGGTTGTATAGATTCTCCTAAATCAACATCTCTTTGAGAATAAGAAACTACATCTGTACTTTGTGCAACTTTTTTAATTTTAGCTGCAAATTCTGGAAGCATATTTATAAGTCTTGTTCTTGCTATATTTTTACGGACTTGAATAAAGTTTGCATCCCTAAATAAAAAATCTCTACTTGCTGGGTCTACATATACATCATAGGGGTCAAGTCTACTAAATCTAACTTCTCCCATTCCTCTATCTGCGTCTTTATCTACATCTACTAAAAAATAACCAATTCCTTTTGTAAGAGCGTCTAGAGCAATTTGACTATATAAAGATTTACCATTTGATAAATACCAACAATAATCTGCAATATCGGAATGCACTTGCGCTACATCAACATCATCTCCAGTAGCTCCCACAGCTTTCCATTTAGGATTATTAGCAGTAACAAAATATTTCATTATTTCTATAATAGGAGTTACCCTATTTATAGTAAATGTTGGCATTCCAGATTCTTCTAATTGGTCTTTTTCTTCTTTGCTTAATTGCTCATCAAGATAAAAATCATATCCTTTTTGAGAAAGTGTTTGCCATCTTTGTCTATGAGAATTATTTGCCCTATCCCATAGTTGTTTATTTATTTGGGCTTTCGTTTTTTTAGTTGTTCTTGCCATTAATCCCTTATTTCTACATGGACTAAGTCGTCAAAATTATTATCGTGTATATCCCCATCGCTATCCCAATCGCCGCCCCAACGAATCTTTAATCCCATTGATTGACCAATACCTCTTAACATTCCACCCATATAATGAAACATTTCTCTATCATCCCATTTAATCGGGTAAGGAGCGAGGTCAACAGCTTTTCCTTCGATGTGTTTGGAAAATCTAGTTTTTGTTTTCCCTTGTGCTAATAATTGCTCTTGCCGCTCCTTACTCCGCACACCTTCAATAATAGTAACATCCATAATTTTAATTAATTCATTAAGGACATTTACAAGTCTTACATCAACACCTTTTAATCTTTGTTTGCTTCTTTTACCAAATTTATACATTTATTTTTTTTTTCTACTTGGAACTTTAATTCCAGATTTTTTATATTTTTTATTAACTGATTTTTTACCTTTTACCCTTCCAGATAATCCTCCAACGATTGCCCCCAAAGCCATTCCTTTTACTCCAACTTTTGAACCTAATGTTGCTCCAGCTGCAGCTCCAGTCATAGTGCCAAAACTTTTAGCAGTTTTAACATCTTCTTTGTATCTATTCATAATTCTTTTTTCATTTGTACTAGCAGTTCTGCATTTTTTTATTTTATTATCCCAAATTTTTCCTTTTTTACATTTTGCCATTTTAACACCCTATGCTATTAACCAACTTTTTGCTTTTCTTTTTGGTTTAAACCATCTCTTTTTCTTTTCATCCTTTTTCATATTTGGTGGAAAAGCATGAACTTGTGAGTAATAAAGGCTCTCTATTGTGTCATCGTGAGCCATTTTAGGGCCAAAAGTAAGGATTTCGTTGATTAAATCAAACATATTTTTCCGTAAATGTACTGTTCCTGTACTAAAACGAGCAGAAAGTCCACTATAAATGCGATTTCTTTTCTGTGTTCCGCCAGGTTTCTCTGGAATTACTGCAATATCGTACTTATTTAGTCTTCTTCTTTCATCATTTAGAGCCTGAAAGATACTTCTATTCATTGCAACATCTTCAACTGTAGATGATAAGCAATTATATTTCTGGTGTAATTCTAGGATTATATCCACAACTCCTTTTTTTCCAAGTATTTCTCCTGTCTCTGGATTTTTAGAACCTATAGTTGGAATACTTCTATGTCTTTCATATTCCAGTACATATAATTCATTATTAGAATCTATTGCAATTACAGTAATGACAGAAAAATCGCTATGCTTAGTATCAATATCTGTAGCTGGGTCGCATCCTATAAATGTATTTACAGGAATATCGTTGCCATCTTTTACAATATAATTAACACCATCTTCATGTTTATAATACCCGTCCCAATATCTAATGTGTTCCCTTCTCCATATTGCATCTTCTTCACTCATTACTTCCATCATATATTCTTGATAAAACTTTTGAGGTTGACCAGAATCGGCATAGAATTTTTTCTTTTCTCTTATTTTTGAGATTGGAAAGAACGATTCCCAAAGCGGAGTATTTTCATCAAGTAATGCTTTGTATGTAATAACACGCCAAGAAAATTCTTTTTTATCTTTTTGAGACTTTGCATAGTTGTTAATAAGATTATTAATAAAAGAATCGTAATGTACAGGAGTGCCATTAACACGGAGACGACCAGTATGAGGCTCAATAGCAGGATATACAACAGCCGTGACAAGATTCGCATTCTTATCTCTGGCCTCTTTTGTAATTGTATTCGCTTCGTGTTCAAAATCGTCAAGAACAATGAGGTCGTATCGTTTATGTAATTTAGCACCTCCTCGTATTCCTGCGACATTACTTTTCGATATAAGTTTACATCCATTGGTTACCTCTATATCTTCTTCTGTCCATTTTTTACCTCTCATTGGGCCAAAGTAATATTTAATCATGTCATTAAATTCTAAATGATGTTTAATATAATCCATATTACCTACACTTAGTTTTTGAGTAGCGGATACCCAAGCATAAAAAAGGAAATTATCCTTACTTGCAAATACAAAATCCTTTACAATAGAAGCTTTGGTAAGGACAGTTTTACCATGACCTCTAGGAATAATAATTGCAGTTTGTTTTACATTCTTATCATCAATCGCATCTGCAATTTCATAATGGAAGAAAGGAGTCTCGCTTCGCATAAAGTCATCTGGAAGAAAAAGTTTTCCAAATGATATAAGGTCTTTATATGCTAATTGAAGAGCTTCTTCAGCTTTGCTTACGTTCTGACTGTTTATATTTGCCATCTAGATACTTTTCTAATTTTTTAGTTTGTTTTGTCATGTCCACAAAATCGTTAAATACAATTTCAAACTTTTGTAATCTATTTGCAATGAAAAATACAGTTTTTTCTAAATCGTTTATTCTACGTTTTAAATCATGTTTCGTTAATGATTTTTTTTGCTTCATCAAATTCTCCCTTTACACATTTTAAAAATCTATTTATTATTCTTTTTGTTTTGTCTCTATTCCTATCAAGTAGTAATATAACTCTCTCTCTTATAATTGATTCTTGAAGCTCACTCATTTAACACTCTGGGTCGTTTTGGATTCCTTTAAATATTTTTTTCTTTCCGCCATCGTATTCATACGCATGGCCGTTTTTTTTCAGCAAATCGTTTAAACTATCTTCTTCTCCTTTAAGGAAAATCTCACCAAGTACTCTACCGTACTTACCAAGACCGTGAGATTTTAATGTAAACTTACCCTCATTAGATTCTTCAAGCATTTTTTTTGTATATGCTTTTGCCTCAAGTCCCTTTTTCTTTTCTTCTAGATTTCTAGTTCTTGATTCCCAAGTATCCACTCCTACAAATCGTATTCGTTTTTTTACCCAAGTATCAAAACCTAAATCTATCATAGCATCGCAAGTATCACCATCAACAATCCTTACTAAAGTAGCGTTATATATAAATTTATCTAGTTTTGCCATTCTTTAATTTATTATAATTTTTTCTAAGATATGTTAAATATTGTGATGCATTTATAGGGTTGAAAATTGTTGTAATTAATCTATTATCATCATCATCATATTGAGGGTCAATAATAGTGACTGGACAATTAAAGATGTTTTTATCATCTAATCCCAATTTATCTGCATAACTATCCATTATTTTAAAAGATGCCACTTGTAAAGCATGAGATATTAATCCATTCGATGGGTTTTTTAATACTTGATAACCAGAAACATGAGTATGTCCACAAGTAAGTACATGGTCAGCCCAACCAGTCTGAGCAGCTCTAGATACTCCATGCGCAGTATTCCATATACTATTTCCTTTGAATGTATGTCTTGCGTTTATTATTATTTCTTTTCCATTTGGGAATACTAATCTCATTCTAGCTCCCCATTTCTCATATAATCCTTGATGGTCTCTCATTATAAAATCAAGTGGGTCACCATCTCCGCTCCATACATCATGGTTTCCAGCTACTAAGTATAGCCAATTTAATTTATTTACAAAGTATTCTGTAAGTCTCCATGATTCTTTTGCAGAAGTAGATTGTTGTCCGTACAAAGCTGATAACCTTCCTATCCAATTATTTTGGATGTCTCCAAGATTTCCAGCAAACATACCTGGTGTACCATTAATCACATTCATATAATATAATATTTGAGATATATCCGTACCATCATCATCAACGTGAGGGTCTCCAAAATGAGCAATTCCAATAGGCCCTTCCATATTGATATTGATTTTTATAAGTTTTCTACTTTCTTTGGATATTTTCTTTTGTTTGTATTGTTTTTTTCTATACTCAATTAAATCTTCTATTGGTATATGGTCTGGGTCTATCTCTTCTACTTTAAATGGACTTTTTTCTACTATAGTTGGAGCTACTGTTTTTCTGCCGCAAGCAGTACATTTCCATTGTTGTTTTTTATGATTTGCTCTATATAAAAATCCACTTTTATGGACTGACCTAGCTCCGCAATGTGGGCATCCTATTACATTCCCATCCGCATCTTTTCGGATGTCATCTCCTATGCTCATAACTCTCCCTTTTATTTGTTATTTATTCCTCGGAATTTACTTCATTTAATTTATTTGTTCTTGTAGCCCCTTCAAGTTGTTCAGGAGAAAATCCCTGAAATACTCCTAATAAACCCATTTCTTTTTGTTTTATAGTATTTCCAGAGGTCCCCACAATCTTACCTAATTCTTTTGTTGATTGTAAGATAATATTGTCATCTTCACTAAAATCTGCAAGATTTTTTAATTTACCAAGAATATACTCATGGTCTATACCTAAACCTTTTGCTACATCAAGAACTGATTTTTCTATTTCTTTCATTACTCTTTCCTGTTTTAATAAAATTGTTGCTTTCTTTCTTGCCTTTTGGTCTGACATTTCTGAATATGCTTTTTTATATGCATCTACAGCTCCCATACCAGTTACAACATTTACTGCAAATTCTTTTTCTTTATTGGTAGCGTCTTTTCTTTTGTATATCCTATCAGAAGTATTCTTTATATTAGTAGAAAATGTATATCTATTAGGATGATTAGCAAAGTCAGTATCCATTTTTACATTAGGTCTATTAAGAAAACTTCCTACAACAGTACGAACCCATCCTTGTGCAAATTTATAATTTTTTCTATCCGAATGATGATTAACGTCTTTAGATACTTTTAATAATTGAACAATTCTATCGTCATCAGAATATACCCAATCATTTTCTTCAGCTTTTCTCCAATCTGGATGAACAACTGTATTAGGATGGTCTTTTTGAAATTCGTCTAAATCCTCATAAACGTAATGAGGGATTTTTTTAATTAATCTCTTTTCCGACAATTTTATTCTCTTTATTTAATTCTTCTATTTGCTTAACTAAATTATCTATTAACTCACTTACCTCTTTATGAACCATGAATACATCGCCATCTATCTCTAAAGGTATCATCGAATTTGATAAATTTTTTAATACTGATTCCTGTGTATCCACAGATAATTCAGATAGCTCTTCTATAAATTCTGCCATATCAATTTTTTTATACATTATTATTTATCCCTACCCTACCACCCTATAAATTTAATACATATGTCAACTTTGCCCAAGTTATATTTACAAAAAAAATTGTAGGATTTTGATACTTAACCTTTTTCTTGATACCACCCCCTTAGTGGGGGTTTTCCCATTCGGGAATTACGTTATAAATCAATTATGATTTTTATAATATATTATTAATTAATAAGGAGAAAATAATGAGAAACATTCTTAAGACCTTTAAACCTCAAAGGTTACCTGAGAAGCTAGAGCTACAGATAGAACAGATTGAAGATACTTATGTGGATTTAATTGCAGAAAGACGTGTGGCTTTAAGTGTTTGCGGAGTACAAGATAAGTGGGATGCTAAGCATAAAGTTAAGATACCATCTATCTGGAAAGTAAACAGAGGGTACAATGCTAGAGTTGATGTTCTTGATGAAGAGTATCAACAGCTTACTGAAATGGTTTACGGTAGAGCTTATTCGCTGAAAGGTGAAGAAGAGAAGACTGAAGCTTACAGTGTAGCAGCTAAGTTCGCAGGTAAGTAATGTAATCAGCCCTATTTATTTAGGGCTATTACACTTTATCAACACACATTTATTAACTTGTGTGAGATATTAGCTCAAGTTGGTGTGATATTGAAGTGCATCAGAGACAATCAAAGATATAAACTTAATAATAGTGATATTATCTTCCATATTTGCATTAACTTGGGCATTAACTGTAGATTTTATAACAATAGGAGTAAATATGATAACAATTAAAGAATTAAAAGAAAGTGTGCCAGACCTTATTGGCAAAATATATATGGAAGGTCGGGTTACAGTTGTGGAAATACCTCATGGTCGCATTAAGATTATGCCAAAACATCGCAGGCCAGGCTCATAGCGAGACAAGGTGACATAGTTAATACATATTTCTTAGTAACGTCGTCTAGTGTACGAGTTCAGCTAAGTATATAGTGTCAGTCGTGCCGCTACCTTGTAACAAAAATGCGGCTCTAGAATTTATGGGCACTGTTCCCTTCCACTCACAACTACAATGTGGTAAAGTAGACCTCCGCATCGTCTATAAAAGCAGTGCCCTATCATTAAGTGCAAGCTAGACATAATGTATTTGGAATTTTATTCAAATTAGATAATCAAACACAAAACCGTTTAGCTTGTGCTTAAAACATTAAAAACATATTTAAGGAGTATTAAATGGCAAAATCAACAATATCTGTTCGTCATAAAGATGAAATATTTAATGAATTAATTGAATATTTAGAAAATTATCCAAAATATTTCAAAGAACCTTATGCAAAAGATAATACCCAAGCAAGAGATTATAGCCGAGGGTATATAAATGGTTTAAAATGGACATTAAACATGATTGATAGTATGGAAAAAGTACGTACTGGCTCTATTTATGAAACGATGGAAGATTTAGACATAGAACCAGAACCAGAGTATTAAATTTGCAAGAAACGTTAAAGGAGTAAAAATGACAAATAAAGAATGGTTAGGTCAAAAGATATTAGTTGACGAATGGGGAAGACCACCATCATTGGCGGATGTTCCATTGACTTACATGACAAGAAAGCAATCTTTTCAAAAGAGAAAAACAACAGATAAGGAAATAAATAAGTCTTGGGAAATAGATAAAATAATAATAAACCAATCAAAAAAAAGGCAATAAGCAATGAAAAGAAAATCACAAAAAGAAAAAGTATTAGAATATCTTAAAGAAGGCAATTCACTAACAGCTGTTGAATCATATGAACGAGGATGGGGTATGAGGTTAGCATCTATAATAAAAATATTACGAAACGAAGGTTATCATATTAAAACAAAAATGTTTACTAATAAATACGGCACTAATTATGCTAGATATAAACTGGAAAAAGAACAGGATGGAGTTTATAATGATAATAAGATTAAAAGCTCTATTTCAAAACAAGAAGAAGAAAAAGCTAAACTGTTATTAAAGATGAAGAAGTATAATAGTGTGAAGTTTGGTAATGATTTAAATGGGAATAGATATTTTAAAATAGGGTATTGGAAACCAATAAACTCAAATGACCAATATTATGTAAAACAACATAGTAAGCTAAAGTTTGAAGAGCAAAGTGTTTGGGATGATGATTGTGGCTATAAATATTGGTATTCTATAAAATAAATAACATAAAGGACAATAAAATGAAATCACCTTCAAAAGAAATAAAACTAAATGCAAATCAACAACAAGCTGTTGGCTCAGATGAAATTACTATGGTTCCTATATTCAAAACAGGTACAGATGAAGAAGATTACAATAGATTCTTATTAGTAGAAAGCAATAGAACTATTCGACCTAATAAAATTGCTAATCTTAGAGTAGAAATAGAAAGGAACGACCTTACCCATGAAAATGAAATAAAAGTAGTGTTAAATGACAATAATAAATTAATTATTGTAGAAGGACAACACAGATTTATTACTTGTATGGATATGAAAATACCTATTTATTATAGATTCTCTAACATGACTCTTGATGATATAGGATTAGTTAATTCTGTACAAGATAAATGGAACTTAAATGATTCATTACATCATTATTGTAATAGAGGTATGCATGAATACAAAGTATTGGCAGGTTTTAAGAAACAATACAAATATCCTATTTCTACTTTAATAGGAGTATTGGCTGGTCGAAATGATAAAACAATGTGTGATGAATTTAGAAGAGGTCAGTTTAAAGTAACTCAATCACTTGAATTTGTTCATGATGTTCTTGGAAAAATACAAGAGTTTAGACAATACAATGATAAAGTGTATAGACATAGAACATTTTTAGCTGTTTATATTGACTTATTAACTCATCCAGATTTTAAACATGAAGTATTAATAAGGAAAATTGAACAAATACCTACTCGATTTGTACATTGTACAAGAATAAACGATTATCTTAGGATGATTGAAGATGTGTATAATTACAATAATAGAACACCAATAAAACTTTGGTAAAATAATAATTATTGGGGTGTAAAAATATTAATTGAAAAGAATGATAGATAAATATTGTTTAATTCGGTTGGCTTGCAGATATGCACTCACCCCAATAATTTTAAAGGAGAAAGTATGAAAGTATATGAATGTTTTTATTGTTATCAAAAAACTGATGAAAAAGGAATAAGAGTTTCTGGTCAAACAAAAATAACAAAAAAAATAACTAAAAACTGCAAAACATGTATGAAATTGTTTGGAGATAAACATGGAATGCTAATAATAAACGGAGATAAATATGATAGCAAGTAAAAATCAAATACCATCTTTAGCTTATGATGATGACCCAGATACACAAGCATTACTAGAAGATGAAGAGTTTAATCAAAATAAAAATGAAGTATTTTTGTATCTTGAAGAACTTAGAGAATCTGGTAAAACAAATATGTTTGGAGCGGCTTCTTTTATTCAAGCAGACTTTGAATGTAGTAAGCATATGTCTATAAGATACTTATCTGAATGGATGAGAAATTACAAAGGAGAAAAATAATGATAATGATTGATATATCAGAATGGATACTAGATTTTTTTATATTCAGTTTAGCGTTTTTATGTTCTGGTATAGGAATCTTTATATTTACATTAATATTTTATGCAATTTTAGATTGGATAGATAACATAACAAAAAGGAGTAACTAACATGAAATTTTGGCTACAATCATTATCAGAAAACGGGTTTGATGTATTTACATTAGTTTATATCGCTGTTCTATTAATAATATATCATTATCTGTTACGATGGTATATAAATATAAAATTTGAAAATACAAATAAACAAATAGACATTATAAATCAAACATTAAATGAAGTATTAGATAATTTGGAGGATAGATAAATGGGAATGGATGTATATGGAATCAATCCTAAAACAGACAATGGAGACTATTTCAGAGCAAATGTATGGTGGTGGAGACCATTATGGGAATGTGTTGCTTATTATTGTGATGATATATTATCTGAACAAGATATTATAGAAGGAACATATAATAATGGGTATGAATATAACGAAACAACTGCTTTGGAAATATCAGATAGATTAGAATCTTTGTTAAAAGATGGAACACTTTATAAATATAAAACTACTAGAGATTTATATCTTGAAGAACTTCCAGATGAAGAATGTAAAATATGTGATGCAACAGGCAAAAGAAAAGAACCACCTAAAGTTGGAGCTGGAAAAATAAAATGTAATGGATGTGATGGAAAAGGAAAAAAAGAAAATTGGTCTAAAGAATATCCTTTTGAAGTTGATTTTCTAATGGACTTTGCAAAATTCTGTGAACAATCTGGAGGTTTTAGTATTTGCTAACCTGAGCAAAAAGAAATATAGGTTGGTGTTTTAAACAACATCAGCCTATGTTTCGATTGACTCTAAACCTTGATATTATTAAATTTACAATGCACTAAGGGAGAAATAACAATGGATATAAAAGCCATATATAGTGCCTACTTAAAACATGAAGATTTATTAAGAGAGAGAGACAAACATGTCTTTCACGCTTCTTCTGCTGGTAGTTGCTATAGAAAACAAATGTATTCCTATTATGATTTTCCATTTGATGAAAAAGATGATAAGTCATTTAGGTTGTTGAGACTTGGAACATTAGTACATGCTGATTTAGAAAAAGCAATGTCTATGTATGAAGATAAACTTGCTGATATGCAATTGCCAGAAAGTCCTATTAAAAGAAGTATTCATATTGAAGAAAAAGTAAAATATGAACCATTAGATGTTGTGGGAACATTTGATGTTGGTGAATTAATAAACAACAATGTTTCAAAAGAAGTTGAATTTAATCTATATGATTACAAAACTGCAGCTGCATATAAATGGACTACTAAGTTTGGACTAAAGAAAAATAGAATAGCTGGTAGTGATACTAATTACAAACTTCAATTAGGTACTTATGCATTAACAGTAAGACATACATATGAACCAGATAGAATCAATATGTATTTAATGTGGTACAATAAAAATACATCTCAAATGAGAGAACAAATTGTTAGTAATGAATGGATAGATAAAGCATTTGAATATTGGACAGAAGTATATGAAATGAAAGAAGATATGGGGAAAGGATTCGGAGATGAATTAATTCCAGAAGTTACATATGGTGTACCTGTCGCAGATTGGGAATGTAGATACTGTCAATATTATAGTATCTGTCCAAGTACATTAGCTGACAAAAAAAAGAAATACTAAAGGAGAAATAATGAGCAATAAAAATGACATAATAGTAGTTGATGAGCAAATGCTACAGGCTACTGACATAGTAAGACAAGCAATAACAAAGAAACATAAGAAAGTATCTAGGATTAAAACTCCTAAACCTTTTATTAAGAAAAAGATGGGATTAGATTATGTAGAATTTTCATACATGAGAAAAATTGCAGACGCACATTATCCTGGCTGGTCTTGGACAATACAGAAAACTGAAGTGCTAGGAAGCGAAGCGTACGTTGTACATGGAAGATTGAAATGGTATGATGAAGGATTATGGAGAGAAGGTGATATGGTAGCAGCGCATAGAATACAGAAAAAACGTGGAACAAATGAATTTGTTGATATAGGTAATGATGTTAAAGCATCTAATACTGATTGTATCAAGAAAGCTTTGCAAATGTATCTAAATATTGCAGATGATGTATATCGTACTCAAGTTGAAGACTTAACATTAACAGACGAACAAAAGAACGAGATACTTGTAATAGCTGATGAAATTAGTGAAGATAAATTCAATCAAATACATGAGTTAATAAAAGACCAAGCAATAAATAATGCTAATTACAATTCATCTAAACTTAAACTAGAAAGAGAACTGGAGAAACATAATGAGAAATCTAAATAATAATTATGGAGAAATTCATTCACTTCTGCATGAAGATGAAGTTTATACAGTAGGAACGAATGACGGAAAAGAATTTAGGAGAGTAGTTTATAAAGGAACTAAACTCTTAAATGGAAAGAGTATGATGGTATTTAAAACAGAAGACAATAGTCGACTAACAATAAATCCATCATTTCATACTTTCACAATAGAAGAACAACCACTACCTCAACCTGAGGATTTAGAGAGTAAAGTGGATGTTTACATACAAAATCAAATAAAAGGAGAGCAATAATGGGAAAAGTATCAGCAAAAGATACACAAGACCTTATCAAAAGTGGAGTCTTGTCCAAGAAAGCCCTTGCTGAAATGGAAAAGAAAAACTTGGTTGCTAAAACTAAGTCAGTACGCAGATTTATGAAAACTGCAGATGGCAAGTTTGTAGAACCACAGTTATATTTCCGAGGCGCAAAAGGGACTAAACCATCAAAGAAAATGGAAGAGTTCACAACTCAATACCATAAATTGATAGAAAAATACACAACAACAAACAATAAATAGGAGTAATAATGGCAAAAGCACTAGAAGCTGTCTATGATTCAACAAGTAAATGGGTTCCAACTGAAGAAGGAATTTACCCAGCTCATATAACATCTTTATCTACTAAAGAAGTTAATACAAGAGCAGGTGAGGCTATAGTTGTCAATATGACATACAAAGTAGCACCAGAAGTTGTAGACTACAAACAGAAATTATGGGAAATGGATGGATATAACTATAAGAAAGACAGCCAAGGCAATAAAATCCCTGTTATGAATGGGAGTGGTCAATCAGAAGTAAGCTGTGAACATCTTAAAGATAGAACTTTATATGATAATGGGTTCTGGGTTTTCACAGATACATCTTCAGCAAGTAAAAACCAAAGA